ATTGATGGGGTGTTAAACGTGCTTATGATTTAACGAATCTAGGAGGAAGTCCATCACCGATAGATGTTACTAAGACAGTAGTGCCTAGAATGGTAGTTGGCGCTTTATTTAACCATATTACTAAAGCAGATATGAGACTTAAAGTAAATAAAGCACTATTTAGCAAAAATCAAGGAATGACTAGTAATAAGGTTACGAAAAACGTAAAAACTGGAAAAGGTTTAAAAGGGGTTAAAAGAAGTACAGGAGTTGGAAAAGCTAAAACATCGAGAGGAAAGAGTCACGTAGAACAAGTAGCAGGAACAAATCCAATGGCTCTAAAAGCATTACTTAATGAAGTATTACCAGCACAAGTTGCCCTCAATATGCAATCACCTGCACTAAGATTTAGAACAGGTAGATTTGCAAATAGTGTAAGAGTGAATAATGTAGTGCAAGGTCCAAAAGGAGGTAACACAATGATAGAAACTAGTTACCGAAACGACCCTTATGAGACTTTTGCAACAGGAGGAAAAATGTATACTCCACAAAGAGACCCTGATAGATTAATAAGAAAGTCAGTAAGACAGGTAGCCACTGGAATGTTAGGCGGTAAATTTGGAGTAAGAGTACTATAATGGAAACGGCACTAGCAAGGAAACATACCACGCGTAGACGAGCCATAGTAGAAGCACTAGCAATAGAGCTAGAACAAATTAACGGAATGCAACCTTTCAGAACAGCAGTCTCAACCGTAGAAAGAAGACTAAAGTTCTGGGATGAAGTAGTAGAATTTCCTGCAATACATATAGGAGCAGGAACAGAAACTCGCGAATATGATGGAGGCGGGTTTAGATTTAGATTTTTAAGAATAACGATTCGATGTTACGTTTCAGATGACAATGATGTCATTGAAGCACTCGAAGAGTTGTTAGAAGATGTTGAAACAGTACTAGAGGATAAAGATCCCTTAACGTATTACGATTCGACAGGAGCATCTCACTCTACAGTACAGACAACAATCGGTACAGTAGACACAGATGAAGGAGTACTCGAACCTCTTGGTGTAGGAGAAATCACCTTAGAGATTCGATATTAAATAGGAGAAAAGAATGGCATTTTTCTTTAGTAGAGATACCAAAGTATTTATGACCCACAGCCTAGATGGAACGAGCGCTAAAACAGCTCTTTATGAGATACCTGTTTTAGATGGTTTTTCTTTCAGTCAAGGGACAAATACTTCAGAGGTTACTCTGAACGAAGCAGCCACCAGTGCTGGATATTCTAAAAGAGGTCGAGCAATGTTTACGGACTCTTTTGCCCCAGCAGAATGGTCGTTTTCAACCTACATGAGACCTACTACATCAGGAAGTGCAGCACCTAGTGCAGCAACTGATGGTGTTACTAATGGTCAACATGCTGGAAACGCTAAAAAATTCGCAGTAGAAGGGCCTTTATGGTCTGCTATGTCTGCGAAAGACTATGACAAAGGAGCAGGACAGAATTCTGCAGGAACTATGACTGATTACGAGCCAAATGTTTTTAACTTTGCGAATTCTAATCAGGTCACTCTTGGAGTATTTGATTTGTTCTTTGTACTAGGAGCGTCTAAGGATAGTGAAGGTAATACTTACACTACAGGTACAGACGGTGTAACCGTTTATAAAGTAGCAGACTGTTCTATTGGATCAGCTTCTGTAGACTTTGACATTGAAGGATTAGCACAAATTGCTTGGTCTGGAAATGGTAAATCTGTAGAAGAAGTAGCAACTCTAGAAACTAGAGCTACTGATTCAGGTAATAGTGTAACTGGAACTACCACTTTAGGTATAGTAAACGAAGGCATAAGTTCATCAAGTAACTTTATAAGACAAAAATTAACAGACTTAGCAATTAGCTTTGATGTATCAGAATCAACAGGTACATTAGGCGCATTGGCAGTTGATGGAACAAACGATGTAACCTACGGGGTAACATTAACAGGTGGTAATATTACAATTGAAAATAATCTTACTTATCTAACACCAGAAACATTAGGTACAGTTAATCTTCCATTAGGACATGTAATGGGAACAAGGTCAGTTTCAGGTAACTTCACGTGTTATCTAAATGACACAGCAAATGGGTCATTAGACTTATTTGAAAGACTACAAGAGTCTAGAGGCGTAATTACTAATGCGTTTGATTTAAACTTTGGCATCGGTGGAAGTGGCAACACTCCAAGATGTAATATAGAAGTTGAAAAAGCACATTTAGAATTACCAGCCCACAGCTTTGAAGATGTAGTATCAGTAGACGTGGCTTTCCACGGACTAGCAACTGATTTATCATCATCAACAGCTGCAAACGCGACAAACGAAGTTAAAGTAACTTACACGTCGTAATAAAAACAAACTCGGGAGGGCTTCGGCTCTCCCACTTTATTAGGAATAAAAATGACGGAAGAAAAAAGTAAACAACCAGTATCGCTTAAGAGTTTATTAACTCCAAGCAAAACAGTTGATATAGATTACCCAGGATATGCAGATTTCACAGTATCTCTTTGCTACTTAAGTAGAGAAGAACTTGTCAAACTAAGAAATAAGTGTTTAAAGCAAAAGTTTAATAAAAAGACTAGAGCCTTTGAAGATACGCTAGATGAAGATCTGTTCATGGTAGAATATGTCTCAGCGATAATAAAAGGTTGGAATGGATTAAAGTACAAGTACCTAGAAGAGTTTCTATTGGTGGATGTATCTCAACTAAATCTAGAAGATGAACTTGAATACACACAAGATAACGCTGAATTATTAATGAGAAATTCAGGCGATTTTGACCAATGGGTAACTGATACTGTAGGAGATCTGGAAAATTTTACGCAGAGCAAGTAGAACAAATACTTGCACTAATTAAGAGAACTTTCGTAGACCAGGGCATAGATGTTGATAAATATCTTGCTGTCTGCGAACAATTAAATCAAGAACCAGACCCTAAAAAGATGCCTCCAGAGATGAGCTCCTTTCCTTTGGAAGTTCAAGAGGCATTTTTCCTACATAGGATGTTATCGGATAGGTGGGACGGAATGAGTGGGTACTATCAAGGAAAAGATATGACCGCACTTAGTACATATATAAAAGTGTACGAAATTACAGATCCACCCCAAACTTTATATTTTTTAAAGCATATAGAACATGAACATGGAAATATGCTAAATGACAAAGTGAAAAAACAACACGAGGCCGATAAAAGAAAGGCAAAAACTAGGAAATAATGGCAGGAAAAAAGGTTAAAGGCGCAACTATTACTTTTGAGGTATCTGATGACGGTACTCTTAAACAGGTAGGCAATCGAGCCAAAAAGACAGCAAAGGATGTAGATAAAGTAGGCAAGTCTGCGGGAGATACTCGTAGAAATATGCAGGCTATGTCTGGTCGTACAGAATCAGCCTCTAAATCTTTTTCACGTATGCAACAAGGAACTGGTGGATTAGTACAATCTTATGCTGTTCTTGCTTCAACCGTCTTTGCTATTACAGCCGCTTTCCAAGCGTTAGAAAACGCACAAAACATACAAGCCCAAATCAGAGGCTTTAAAGAACTCACAAAAGTTACAGGTACTTCCATGCTTACTATCACTAATAGTGTTAGAGCTGCAACAGGAGGATTACTTGATTTCCAAACAGCCGCTCAACAAACTGCAATCGCAGTAGCAGCGGGATTTTCAGCAGACCAAATCGAAGGATTAGCAGAAGGAGCTAAGAATGCTTCTGTTGCTTTAGGTCGAGACTTAACAGATTCGTTCAACAGATTGATTCGTGGTGTGACAAAAGCCGAACCCGAACTACTAGATGAACTAGGTATCATATTAAGACTAGATATTGCTACAAGAAACTATGCAGCAACCATAGGCGCAAGTGCTGATAAGCTTACTATTGCTCAAAGAAGAGCTGCTGTTTATAATGAAGTAAATAAACAGTTAACAGATAACTTTGGAGCAATTGGAGAGAAAGCAGATGAGCTTGTAAATCCAATTAGTGCATTTGTTACTAAGTTAGGAGATATAGGAATAGCACTTTCAGAATTTGTATTACCTGTTTTTACAGCGTTTATTGAGTTCTTAGAAAGAAATATGCCAATATTAATAGGACTATTAGTTATCTTCGCTAGAAAAATGTTAAGAGACATAGTACCAGGTGCAGGTGCTATCAAACAAAAATTTGCTGATTGGACTTCAGATAGTCAAAAGAGAATCAATGCGTTAAATAAAAGATTAGATCAGAATGCAAAGAAAATTAAAGCAGGAGCAGTAGCTTCGGGCAAAGCAAATAAAACAGTATCTGCAGCTTTCAAAAAATCTTTACAGAAAAGAGGCGTAGATGAAAAAGTATTCTTTAATAAATCTGCCGGCAACCAAAAAAGGTCAATAACAGCACATATTAACGGTCTTAAGAAAATAGAAAAAGCCACAGGCAGATCAATGGCTAGACAAATTGCTATTCAGAGAGCGGCATATAAGAAAATAGAACAGGCCGCAAAGATGGCAGGGAATAAAATAGGTGTTAATATTAACTCAGGAATAGCCGTTGCTGAAAGAGGGTTAGTAAGAATGGCACTAGTTGGATCAAAAGCTCTAAGTAGTCTAGCAGCAAAAGCTACCATGTTAGGAGCAGTATTTGCAGGCTTGGGAACTATAATAAATTACGCTTTTGCAGCTTTTATGGCATTTATGATGATACAAATGTTTGTAGATATGATTCCTGCAGTTAGAAACGCAAAAGAAGCCGCCCAAGAATTAAGAGATGTATTAAAAGAAAGTAGAGTTGAAACTTTAGAATTCGGAGCAGCAATGGCGGCTTTTAATACAACAAAATTAGAAAAAGTAGCAGACTCTATAGGAGACGCTGACGAAAGATTAACCTCTTTAGCAAATGCTTTAGATCATTTAGCAAATGCTGTAAATAATGTTAAACTTGATGGAATCGGAGATAGTATAATTGACTCCGTAGAAGACGGACTAATTAACGGTGGATTTACTACTAGAAAATGGTGGACACTTTGGTTAGGTAAGCATACCTCTGATTCTGCGAAATCTGCAGGAGAAATGTTCGGACAACAAGTAGTAAGCGGTATTATGGGTGCAACTTCATTAGGCGGAGAAGAAGCATCAAAACAACTTTTAGAGACATTACTTAGTCCCAAAGTTAAAGAAGATGTTAGAATTGATGGTAGCACAGGTGGCAGTTTTATAGGAACGAATGATATGGGAACCACGGGTGTACATAAAAGAATAGAAGCAGATTTCCAAGCTCCTAAAGACGAAAGAATAGCAGCTGAACTAGCGGCGGAAGGAGTGGTACTAGAAAGTAGAGTGTTAGCTATTCAAGACTTAATTGATAAATTTTCAAAAGAAACTGAAAAAGGACCACAAGAGCAGTATCTTAAAAAAATTACAGAAAGACTAGCTGATTTTGGTGTAACTGCAGATAGAGTATTTAAAACGGT